CGTAGTTTTGAAAAAAGAGACTACAATTAAAGAACACAAAGGAAGTGCAAGCAAAGCAACTGGAGTTACTGCAAGTAAGCCAGAAGTAATTAGCGAAGTATCTTCTGCGGTTCAAAGAATGCAAAAATTAGCTGGAATTATTAAATAATATTTTAAATTATCATGGAAATCAATCAACTATTAGAAAGCTCAAATAGCTTTAAAAGCCTTCAAGCAGACGCTGCTAGATTGGCTGATAAGTGGAATGGTTCTGGTTTGTTAGAAGGAATTCAAGACGAAAAAGCCAAAAACAATATGGCAATGATCTTGGAAAACCAAGCAAAACAAATCGTAGCTGAAGCAAACAACACAGGCGCTTCTGGTACATCTGCAGGCTTTACAGCTGGAGCAGGTGAGCAGTGGGCTGGTGTAGCTTTACCACTTGTAAGAAAAGTTTTCGCTCAAATCGTAGCGCAAGACTTTGTAAGTGTACAACCAATGTCACTACCTTCAGGACTAGTATTTTATCTAGACTTTAAGTACGGAACTACTACTAACGGTAGAACTGACGGAGACAACATGTACGGTAACGTAACTGACGGTGCTAGCAAAATGGGAGTAAATACTGATGTTGCTGGTGGTCTTTACGGCGCTGGACAATTCGGTTACTCTATCAACCAAGTATTAGGTGCTGAAGCTGCCGCTACTGTTGCTGCTGCTGGATCTGGATCTGTTAACTACGAAGTAGGAGTAGATATCGGAGCATTGGAAACTGTAACTATCGCTAAATCTTCTATTCCTAGCTTTGACGCAGAAGGAGTAAGAGCATTTAGATTATCTTCAGGATCTGTTTACGCACAATACACTAAAGAGGACGGAAACAATATCGTATTCGTAACTGCTGCAGGTGTTGTAAGTAACGGAGACAACGAGCAAATCAAATACCACAAACAACCAACTGATAACACAAGAGGTGACTTTGAGGCTGATTCAACTGTTGCTGTCGATACTTCAATTAGTATCCCTGAAATTGATGTTCAATTGCAATCTGAGGCAATCGTCGCTA